ATTTCAAACAAGGCCTCGATGATGATCTTGAAGACGGTGTGTTCCGACACGCTGTCAATTTGATCGAGGCTATACCTGATAATCTGTACCCAGAGTTCTACGAGGATCAAGAAACCGTGAACAGGTGGTTGGACAAGTTCGGAACAGAAAAACGCAAGCGCATGACCGAAGCCGAAGCTACTTTGGCCGATGTTGATGCTCAATTCCTAGGCACCAAAGACCTTTCTGTCAAAAGTGAGGTTTTATTGAAACGCGACGACCCCTCATGGGCACCGCGTATCATTTATGCAGGAAATGATGCATTCAATCCTATAACCGGTCCGGCCGTCATGGTCGCCATGGAACGTTTACAAGAAATGTTAGAAGACAAGAAAGAATCTGGCTACGATCCCATAAAGGTCGGTCCCGTCCAGGTCAAACTTTGTTATAAAACATCTGACGTATCCATTTGCCAATTCATATCCGACGCCCCTGAGTTAACTAACTCATATGAAGGAGATTTCTCTGCCAACGACAAGGAACAGCGCAAGCGCACTGCTGTCCTTACCGATCTTTGGTTGAAGAAGGTCTGTATGCCACAATGGCTCAGAACTCTATTCCTCGATATGCAGTCTTTCAAAGTACAAAATAAACGCTTTGGAGTTACATCCCGAATCCATTACCAACTTCCCACGGGTACTACCCTTACCACCTTCAGGAACAGCGTGTACAACCTGACGATGTTTGCAGTTGCTTGCGAGCGACAGCGAGTGACGTCGGCACGTGCGTGCATCCTGGGCGATGACATCTTGGCTATGACCTTGCAGCCATTTTGTATCCCGTTGTGGAAGAATTGCGTCGATAGATTTAAGATGAAACTCAAAGGTAAAGTTGTTAAACTGAACGGACAAGCAACGCTCTTGTCACGACGATTAGTATTCGACACTCCTATTCCTTGCATGATACCCATGATCGGTAAAGCTCTGGCCCGTTTCAACGCTAGAGCTAACGAGACTGACATGAGTGACGACACTTATGTGGCTGGTAAAGCCCTGAGTTATGCTTACGAGTTTAGGCACGCACCTGTGTTGAGAGATGCCTTCCTGGCACGATACTATTCCATCGATGATGAACAACGAAACCTCGTGGTCTTAGATGACCTGACGTGGTTCACCCGGTCAAACGGCTGGGACATTGCCCATATCATCCACAAGATCAAAACTGAGACTGTGGAAATAGATGAGTGGGACATGGAGAACTGGTTAGGTGAAACTTACGACATGTCAACACACGAGCTACAAGAGCTGATCACGCTTACCATCCTAAACCCCGTTCTAGAATACATCGAACACCCGAGTGTTTACAAACTCGCGATCGACTGGTGACCCCGCCCCAAACTGTGGACCTCGGTTCAGCCATGACACGATAGTCAACAAAAAAAAAAAAAAAAAAAAAAAAAAAAAAAAAAAAAAAAAAAAAAAAAAAAAAAAAAAAAAAAA